TTAAAAGCAAGGCAACAAGGAATCAGTACTTACTGTGCTGGAAGGGTTTTCTGGAAGACATTCTACACACCCTACACTCGCTCAGTTGTAATGGCACACGATAGTGCCACCAGTGACGCTCTCTTTAATATGTCTAGAAATATTATTGACAATATGGAAGAACCCCCTGCGCTACAAAAAAGTAACGCTAAGGAGATTTTATTTGAACATAACAAGTCGGGCTATCGTCTCTACACAGCTGGTTCGAAGGAAGCAGGACGAGGCACTACGCCAACAATCGCTCACTTATCAGAAGTGGCTTTCTGGCAATTCGATGAGCAGATACTGGCTGGGTTATTTCAAGGAATCAGTCAAGAAGAAGGAACAGAAGTAATACTTGAGAGTACCGCTAATGGCGCATCTGGAGAGTTTTATAGGCTATATCAAGGCGCGATGAGAGGTGAGAATGAATATATTCCGATATTTCTTCCCTGGTTTATTACCCAAGAGTACCGCAGACCTGCACCTGAGGGGTTTGAACCTACTCTGGAAGAAGAAGAATTAGTAGAAAAGTACGACTTAGATAACGATCAATTGTATTGGCGTAGGCTAAAGATTGGTGAGAGTGGAGAAAATAAGTTTAAGCAGGAGTACCCTGCAAGTCCTGAAGAGGCCTTCCTAGTATCAGGGAACACTGTATTTGATCAAGAGTGTTTACTTAACTACGAAACACAAGCTCCTAAGTATATTAGAGTGTTTGATGAGATCAGTAGTTACTTTGAAGATAACCGTGAGGGGCATCTAGAAATATGGACACCTCCTTCCTTCTCAGAAAAGTTTATAATAGGTGCTGATGTTGCACTTGGCGTAGGTCAAGACTACAGTACAGCAGTTGTATTTAATACCAACAGAGAAGTATGCGCTCTTTTCAGAGACAATCATGTAGACCCAAGTATGTTTGGAGATCTTCTTTTCTATCTGGGTAGATACTACAACAATGCACTACTAGCTGTTGAAAGTAACTCTCTGGGAATTGCTACCTTAAATAGACTTAAACAAATGAATTATGTCAATCTATACTATCAGACTAAGTCGGCTAACCTCTCTAATGAAGAAGGAAGTAAGCCTGGATTCAGAACTACCGTCTCAACTAAACCAATGATAATAGGAAACTTGAAGAGAGCAATTGAAGACTACGATATTGCTATTCCAAGTGATATTATTATCGGTGAGTTAAAGACTTATGTAGCAGATGAAAAGGGTGCTACCAATGCACTCCCAGGAAACTACGATGATGCTGTAATGGCATTAGCAATTAGTCTTGAAGCATATAGAACGCACCAACATCGATTAACAGATGATACGGTTTCTTGGAGAGACCGAGTAGGCCAAATCCAGGAGGATAGTACACAATGGCTATAAGTAAACATCCAGGCTCAGAAAACCTCAAAAGCATAACCTCTACTGAGATGGCTAATGAGTACCGCCTTCGTGGATTAGAAGTTCGCAGGAAAAATAAAGAGAAAAAAGAACTAGCGAAACAAACTATTGTTGCTATGAAAGAACTAGGTGACGAAGCACCAGATGCTTTGGAAGCCTTAAAGTATGTCTTGGTACAAGCTATGGAAGATAACGACACAGATAATATTGTAAAAGTAGCTTCAATACTAGCTGAGTACCAAGCACCTAAACTATCTCGTCAAGATGTAACACAAACAAACATAGATGCTGCAGACTTATCAGACGAAGAATTAGAGGAAGAGCTACAGAAGCTTACTCTACAATAATTGGTACTCTGTACAGACCCTAAGAGGCTTAGACAGAGCTAAGTGTGACTGCCAATACTAATAGGGACTAGTCTACTGGTCAGTGCGATAACAACGCGCACAGTAATACCAAACTACTCCCTTTCCTTTCTACCGTTGTCCTCGCCTAGTCAGGGCTGCTAGGGGTAGAGAAAGCCCATCACCTTATGGAGGATAACATGGAAAGAAAAGGTCCATTGGCAAAAAAGAGTAAAGTGAATGAGAGTGGTAACTATACAAAACCTGGACTCCGTAAGAAACTATTTGAACAAATTAAAGCGTCTGATAAGGGAGGTCGGCCAGGACAATGGTCAGCGAGAAAGGCTCAACTCCTTGCTAGAAAGTACAAGGCGGCTGGAGGAGGCTATAAGTCATGAGCTTGAAAGCACCACAGAAAAGTCTTAAAAAATGGACTAAGCAAAAGTGGAGAACAAAGAGTGGTAAACCTTCTATACAAGGTCCGTTGGCAACTGGAGAGCGTTATATGCCAGCTTCAGCTGTTAAGTCTCTCACGGCAGCTGAACACGCTGCAACCACTAAGGCTAAGAGAAAAGCTACTAAAGAAGGAAAGCAATTTGTTGCAAATACTAAAAGTGCTAAAAAGAAAATAACTAAGGCTAGAAAAGCATGACCGATCTGCTATTAAAACATAAAATACTGCCTAGAGCTATGACTATCATGTTTAGTCTAATGGGTTGGCGTTGCGCAGAATGGTTTATGTACTTAGAAAACCCAACGGCAGTCCAAGCTGGTTTTGTTTCGGTAGTGATGGGTGCTATGACAGGTGCATTCGCAATATGGATGAACCATGAAAACAAATAGTCCTTGTATAAAAGTATGTAAGTTAGATCTAACAAGGACATATTGTATAGGTTGCAATAGAACTTTACAGCAGATAAAGGAGGCTGGTAATGGAAAAACAAATTCTTACAGGCCTTATGGCACTTATAATAGGGCTAGCAGGTTGGAACCTAAAAACAACTTATGACTTATCTATAGCAGTCAGCAACATGCAAGTTAGTCATGCAGACAAACAATCTATTCAAGATATGAAGCTCGCTATTCAGCGATTAGAACTATTACTATTACAGGATGCAAGTGTAAAATGATTGAAAAAGGCGGTGAAAAATTCAGTGGCTACAATAAGCCCAAGCGTACTCCAGGTCACGCTACTAAGTCGCATGCAGTACTTGCTCGTAGTGGTGGTAAAGAAAAGCTCATACGCTTTGGTAGTCAAGGTGTGAGTGGGAGTCCTAAGAAAAAAGGTGAGTCAGAGAGTTACAAAAAGCGCAGACAGGGCTGGAAAGCTCGTCATGCAGCTAATATTAATAAAGGTCCAATGAGTGCAGCTTATTGGGCTAATAAGGTGAAATGGTAAACCCAGGAGCGGTAAATGTCACGTTATATACAAAGACCTGAAAAGAAAAAAGAGAAAAAGGCAGAAAGAAAGATTCCTCTTAGTCAGCCAGGAAAATATAATCAAAAGGCTATGGAAGCAGCTAAGCCTGTTTATGGACAAGGGAAAATGTAATGGCACACAGTGGTTATAAAGAAGCAGTAACTGACGAACAATTAGTAAACTTAATTGAAACAGGAATTGCGAATAGTGTAGGTGACTGGCTAAATAGCAGTGACCTTACTAGAGAACGACAAAAAGCAACTTATGAGTTTGCAGGTGTACCACAACTACATCTTAAACCACAAGGCGTTAGTACCATTGTAGATACTTCAACAACAGAAGTAATCGAGGCTTATACAGCCGTACTATCAGACTTGTTTCTGTCTAACAACAAACTAGCTCGGTTTGTACCCTATGATGACAGTCCAGGTGCTTTTAAAGCAGCTAAAGACGCATCTAAGCTAGTTAACTATTGTATCTTTAAAAAGAATAAAGGCTGGGAATTACTACAGTCTTGGATGAAGTCTTCTCTTCTTTGGAAAAACGCGATTATACGCTGGGATTATGTCGAGGAATTCGACTACGTTATTGAGGAATATGAATCAATAGATGAGGCTAGACTTGACGAGATTCTTGCGGATGAAAATTTAGAAATCGTCAACGAGCTCACGCTCGATACTAGTAGTGAAACAATTCAATACTTAGATGTTCGTTTGCGTAAAAAGATTGACAAGTCTAGAATTCGCCTTGAGTGTATACCACCAGAATCATTTAGAATTAGTAACGAAGCAAAAGATATCGATGATGCAGCATATGTAGGAATTCAGTCAGAGATGACTAAGTCTGACCTGCGTAAGTATTATCCTGAATGGGCAAATGATATTAGCCCTGATGTCTGGGCTGAGTTAGGTGTTGATGGTAATTGGTTAGGGAACAGTCCTTACAGTGAAGAGATCTCTGCTCGTAAAGAAGTAACAGGTCAAACATACTGGCAAGGAATGGACTCTGAAGGTATATATCCTTTAGAAGCTAATACTGAAGTTACAGTCACAGAATCTTGGATTCGAGTAGACCGTGATGGTGATGGTATTGCAGAATTAAAACACTTTATTACAGTAGGTAGCCATGTGCTATGGGAAGAAGACTGTGAGTTTATTCCGCTTGCTTCTATTGTACCTATTGACATTCCACATGAATTTTATGGTTTATCAATGGCTGACTTTGCTCGGAGTAGTACTCTAGCAAGTACAGCTATTTTAAGAGGTTTTGTAGAAAATACGTATCTGACTAATTATTCCCCGAAGCTAGCAGACCCTAATGTAGTAGACTTTAGCGCATTACAAAATATGCGCCCTAAACAGATTATCCCTACTAATGGTAATCCTACTGCAGCAGTACAGTCTCTACCACCAGAAACTATTTCTACAGGTACAGTTCCGTTGCTTGAACACTTACAAACAATTAAAGAACAAGCAACAGGTATGTCGAAAGCCGCACAAGGTCTTAACGACACGCTCTATGTTTCAGGTAACTCTGAACAAAAACTGAGTGCAGTTCAATCTGCTGCTCAGAAAAGAATCCAGCATATCGCGCGTAGATTTGCGGAGACTGGGTTCAAGCGGCTTATTGCTGGCATATATGAAACTATGAAAAGTAATATGAAAGGTAATCAGGACTTCTATCAAGATGGTGTATATAACACTATTAATATATCTGATCTTCCTTCTAAGATGGATGTTGAGATATTACTTGATATTGGAGAAAACTCTAATAGCAATCAAATTCAAAAGCTATCTAAAGTTGGTGCTGAAATATTACCTTCGCTTAATCAGCAAGGTGCAGGCATGGTTATTAGGCCAGAAGCCCCTGCAGTACTAGCAACTAAACTTATTGAAGCCATGAATCTAGATAGTAATGATTTCCTTGAAGATTATACTACGGATGAATTTAAACAAAAAGCAGCAGAGGCAATTCAACAACAATCTGAAATGGCTCAAGCTGAACAACAGATTAAACAGCGTAGAGCAGAGGCTGATACTGCATTGGCAGAAGCAAACGTTGGTTATACTCAAGCACAAGCTAAAAATACTATGGATGATAACTCTAGACAGCTTGCTGTATCTATTGATAGGCACTTCCAAG